CGCATAATCAACAGTGAGAGGTCAATTATGAATACCCTGCGCTGCGAACTTTGCGACGGCACCGGGACGATTGCGACTCCCGGCAGACCGTGGTTTGCATTCTGGCAGTACGTTCCATGCCCGGCCTGCGACGGACACGGGACTGAGAAAGAACCACCGCCGCACGTGCTGGAAAAGAAGGCGGCTCTATTGCCTCCGTTGCCGCCGCCACTGCCTGCGCCGCTGCCCGTTTTGGCACCGCCCGTGAAGCGCGGAATTGGGCCGGTGGAGAAAACAACGAAGGTGAAGCCGAGGCACAAGCGGAAACGGAAGTAACAGGAGTCAAATATGCTTCCATGTTTCTCGACGGCACACACGGCCAATGGTGCTTTTGCTAGCTCCAAGATCGTCGCCAAGCTGGCTGAGGGTAACGTCGCCGGCCGCATATCGCTCGCGAGCAATGCGAACATCGTCGGCAGTCAGAACGGAGCGGCCGCACGCTTCGCCACAGGCACCTCGGCGCTTGTAAACTCTATCGGCAACATTGGCGGCAATAGTTCCGAGAAACAAATGCTCGGGATTGACACACGGCGGTCGGTCGCAGCGATGCAAAACAAGCATCCCATCCGGTATCGGCCCGTAGGCACGCTCGTAAGCGACCCGATGTGCCATCAAGAGCTTCCGAGTTGGATAATCGCTAAAGATTTTTCCATATCCGTCATTGTCGTGTGCCCCCGTCCAGAGCAAGCACCCACTCTCGGTTGGCGGAGCGACATACTTAGAAAAACGCTTTTCAAGAGGGACGATGCGCCCGATCTGGGCACAGGCCATAGAGCAGTATTTCCCGTCCCCCCTTTTTGCCTCGCAGGGAAAAACGGTGAAAGAACCTTCACAGACTTCGCAAATTCGTGCAACGCGAGTAGATTGGCGGCTAGCCATGACGTGTCCTTTCGCGAGAAGGATGCTTGTGGTTAGAGCGAGCTGGCGGCCTGTAACCGCTGGCTCGTTCGCTTCATTTTACAAAGGAGAACATATCGTGACAATCGGACTTTTGTTTTGGCTGTTGATGGTGATTTGGTTCGTGTTCGGCTTGTATGCCAACTGGTCTCCGCCTGGCTCGCCGGGCTTCAACGGCTTCATCGCGAACAACATCCTGCTGTTCGTGTTGTTGTTCCTGCTGGGCTGGGGAATCTTCGGCTTTGTGGTCAAGGGGCCTGGTGGACCATAGGAGCAATAGCGCAGGATGCCAGACACAGATAAGCAAAAGGCCCGCGACAAGCTACATACCACGCTTGAGCAACTGCTAGACGAAGTGCAGCGGCCGGGCTGGTTTGGGGAAGTTTGCTTGCGGTTCGGAGTTGTGGACGGTAAGATTGCGAACGTGCGGCGGGAGCCGTCGCGCGTCGAAAAGATTTAGGGTTATCGGATTCCACCGAAGCTCGTTCAACTCCAAGTCGGAGTTGTGCGGGCTTTTTTCGTTTGAGGACAAAGCATGGCTGGCGCAGAACGGACCCCCGGATTTCAGACCGTCACGCTTACCAATTCACTGACCACGACGCCAGCGATCAACTTCGGGCGCGAAGCCGGCGGGAAGATTTACCTCAAGCCGAACTCGGCGATTACCGGAATCGCGTTCTACGGCGCGGGGAACACGGCTGGCGGCAGCACGGGATTTACCCCCAGCTTGGATCAAACGAATACGGCGATTGCCTACAGCGGGCTGGCCCCAAGTACGACCGGCCTTGGCATCCCCATCCCCGATGCGTGCTTTGGCGATGGCGCAATCAAAATGGTGATTACTGGTATCGCTTCCGAAGCGGTGGACATCAACCTCAAGAGCTAGGCGTTATGTGTTCTACGGAATCCAAATCGGGGTACTGGTTACACGGCTTAGCGGAAGCGGGTACGACGCTAGTGGTAGCTACAACTGGTCTGGGATGGCCTACACAAAAGACCCAGAGACTTTTGTAACGCCATTTGGCGGCGGCTATTGGGCGATAAGCAATCAGGCATTCGCAATTGGTGGGCCACCAAGTAGCGGAGGAACGAGCAATCCAAGCGGCATCTATAGCGGAAGCGACAATCTTGGCCCTGCGGTTTACGAAGTGAGTATTCCTGTGTTTTCGCCAGATACAAGCCAGACGTTCAACTCGCAAATTCTCAAGCGGCCGAGCGGCTTGAGCGGCACGACGCCGGCAATTCCGCCCGCGATTGAATTGGAATCCGGGCTTGGCTTGATCGAATTGGAATCGGGCACCGGCGTTATCCTGTTGGAGTAGCGATGGCGAATCAGAAAATCTCGGCAATGACGGCCGCTACGTCGCTCGGCTCGACGGACGTGGTGCCAATCGTGCAAGGCGGCGCGAATAAGGGGATCACCGGCGCGAGTCTTTCTGCATCGCTTTCCGCTCCCTACTTCCAAACGCTCGCCGCCCTATTGGAACCTCTCGCGCTGGAGCAGCCTCAGGTGAGTTCGTTCGCATACGCGATCACTGGGAATCCAAAGTATGTGATGGCGAGCTACCACACGCAGTTGCAATCGGGCGGGTGGTTCGATGTGCGTGACCCACGGCAGCCGCTTGCCCTTGCAGTTGGGCAAACATTTCAAGGATTCGGCGGCGATGCGTGTGCCTTGATTCTCAATCCGGCGCTCGTCGCGACCTACGCCAACGCAGAATCCATATACTACTCGCGGCGTGCGACTCTGGATGCCATGACGCCTGGCTATCAGCCGCTCGTCGGCCCCGGCTCCGCGCAGTCCGGGTTCACCGATCAAACGGTCTACCCGTTCTACCCGGGCCCCTATGGCACGATTATCCGCTACGTGCATTTTGGCAATACCGGCATGATCGTTCTGAATTGTGAGTTCAGCGGCGCTGACAACTTCTCGATCAACTTCTTCGACGAAGTGGCCGAGGCATTCACCGCCTTTAGTGCTGCGAATTCGATGTTTTTTCCGGTCGCAAAATGGTCAGCTTGCTCCACCCAGATGTTTACCAGCGGCGGGGCCGATAGCGCCGGCGGCATTCTCTTTTACCAGCTTCCTGCGAACTGGGGGACCGTTGCCGATCCAATCAGCCCGACGTATTTGTTCCGCGACGATTTTCTCAGCGGCAACCTGAATCTCTGGACCGTCACGCAGAGCGGCGGGACAGTAGCGATCGACCCAAACTACAAGTGGTGCAAGCTCGACGGCAGTGGCAGTTTTAACAACGCCGGAATGCTCTGCAAAACGTCGTTCACGAGAGCCTCGGCACCGCGATTAGTCGTCGATTGGTCCAACAACGGCAGCAACGGAATTGGCATTGGATTCGGGGATGGGGGCGGAATCAACTATACCAATTTGGCGGCGGGGATTCTCGTTGCCGATGGCGTATTAAGCGTCTACGAATTAGGGACGTTGCGGACGGTCACGGGTGGCCCAACGCTCAGTACCGAGAATTCGATTTACCGAATTCGCATCACCGCCAACTCGAACAACACCAATACCTACGAGATTCAAGGTAACGGCTGTTCGGGTCCGGTCGGATCGGCGACTTGGCAGACGCTGGCCGTTACCGGCTCGTCGAACACAACCACGCCTCTTTACCCAACAATTGTAGGCTATCTGCCAACTTATATTAGTGACGTGCGGGTGTACTAACCAAGAGGAAAAGATGCTGGCGACGGGAGTTCAACCCGCAGTTTTATGCACTAGCTTCCGCCCTGGGCACGGACGGTACGCTTTGGCGTCAGGAGTCGCCGCCAACCTCAAGCCCGCCAGCAACGACAGTATAGCATAACCAAACAATTCACCCTTTTCGGAGCAACGAAATGGCGACAGCGACCGAGCCAAAAGTATCAAACGCGAACCGAATCCAAGAGCTGCGCCGCGCAGCCGATTGCATGATTGCCGAACACTCGGCATGGTCCGGAGACAAAAACCGACCGAGCATCGACCAGCCGCTGAATGACGCAATCGTCGGGCGCAACTGCGACGGTTCACTTTTGGAAATCTTCTCCGAGGGCGATATTCCCGACGAGTGCAAGGCGCTACACACGGCGGCCATGAAGTTCATCGCCGAATATCAGGACTGGCTAGGCGACAAGGCCCGCATGAAGAAGCAGAGCGGCAGTTACAAGCTCTGGGAAGCGTTCGAGGGATTCAAGCGGGCTCGGCACAGCCAAGCGGCCCCCGTCCAAGCCAAGCGAGCCTATCGGGAGTCGATCGAAGAACTCAAGGCCCAAAAGGTCGGGGTGCCGCAAATCGCCCGTATCTGGCGCATCCAACCGTGGCAAGTCGAAGCCTATCTCCGCACCAAGCCAGACGGCAGCCGAGAGTGGGACTTCCCGAAAGGCTGGCAACACCCCGACGACGCCAAGGCGGAAGCGCAAGCGGTCGATTACACCGCCAAGGTACTGGCAATGGAGGACCGGCTCGCCCGTGCCCAATCGCAGGCCAGCCGCGAACGCAAGCCGATTGACGACGCCGAGCAAATGCAACTCTGCTCCGAAAACGTGCCCATCCATCAAATCGCCCGAATGGCCCGAATGTCAGTCGGCGAACTGACGGACAAGATCAAAGAGAAGGGGTGGCACATGCCCAGCGCAGCCGGGGACCCGCTCGTTGCGGAAATCCAGAAGTACAGCAATCAGGGCTACAGCAACATCGAAATCGCCAAGCATGAGAACGTCCCGGCGGGAGTGGTGGCGGAAGCGCTGGCGAAGCCGCTATTGAAGCGGGGGCCAGCCGCTAAAGGCGAATGAGGGGCCAGCCGGCTTAGTCCATGATCGCTCCCAACAATGAGGAAAATTCTCAAACTCCAGAAGGCGACGGGGGGAATAGGGGGGCCGAGCGCGTCGAGAGTGGTTTGACTCGCCAACGTGACAGCCACCTTAATGCTTTGGCTATTCGGCAGCGTTGGCCGATCAAACGCGAGAAGAAGCGGAAGCTAATTGAAAAGTTGTTTGACGTGGCCCTTGGCGATGGAGCTAAGCCGCGGGAAGCGATTTCAGCCGCACGGGCCATCATCAGCGCCGAAGGCCAGAACCAACAGGACGACCTACCGCCGCCACAACAGAACGACAACCGCGTCATAATCGCGAACATGACGGCGCAGGAAATGGAACTGCTCAACCGCCTCAACGAATTGCGGCACGGCATCCCAAGCGACGACGAGTTAAACACGATCGACGAACCGAGTCCGGAAGAAAATGGCAACGGCGACTACATCCCCAGTTGAGACTGCTGAAGCGCTGGATAAGCGAATCGACTTGGCTACGATGGCCTTGTGCGAGCAATCGCTGTGGCACTTCGTCAAATGGGCTTGGAAGGTAGTCGAGCCTGGCACGCCGTTCATCGCCAGTTGGCATATAAAGGCGATTTGCGAGCATTTGGAAGCCTGTACGCGCGGGGAGATTCGGCGGCTTTTAATCACAATGCCGCCTCGGTCGATGAAGTCGTTACTCGTTTCGGTATTCTGGCCCGCATGGGTGTGGATCAACGAACCGGACAAGCGATGGATTTACGCCAGCTACGCCCAGCACCTTTCGACCCGCGATTCCCTGCATTGCCGCGACGTGATTCTCTCGCCGTGGTATCAGGAGCGATGGGGCGACCGATTTCGCCTGCGAACTGACCAAAACACGAAGGTCCGATTCGACAACGATCAATCAGGCTTCCGGCTGGCAAGCTCGACGGGCGGCATGGGCACAGGTGAGGGCGCTTGGGCCATCGTGGCAGACGACGCGCACAACGTCGTGCAATCGGAGTCGGACGTTGAACGGGCTGCCGTCTTGCATTGGTGGGATCAATCAATGTCCACGCGCGGCAATGATCCGAAAACCGTCTGTCACGTTATCGTGATGCAGCGACTCCACGAAAACGATTTGGCAGGCCATGTACTTGAGCAAGGCGGCTATGAACACTTGCTCTTGCCGATGGAATTCGAGTCTGACCGGCGCTGCACAACGTCGATTGGATGGAGCGACCCAAGGCAGCGCGAAGGTGAGTTGCTTTCACCCAAGCGATTCCCGCCTAGCGCGATTGCCGAACTGAAAACGCGCCTCGGTTCCTACGGTTGGGCTGGTCAGTTTCAGCAGCGCCCCGCGCCCAAGGGCGGCGGCATGTTCAAGCGGCACTGGTTCAAGATCATCGACGCCCGCCCAGCCGGCCCGGACATTGCTCGCATCCGCTATTGGGATTTGGCGGCCTCAGTCGATGGCGACTACACGGTGGGCTGCCTAATGGCCTCACGCCCCGATGGAACATTCGTGATCGAGGACGTGATGCGCGGCCAGTGGGGACCAGCCGAACGCGACGACTTGATTCTGCAAACGGCGCAGCTCGACGGCTACATGGTCGGCATCGCATTGGAAGAGGAACCGGGCTCAGCCGGCAAGAGCGTCACGCACTGGCTCACCAAGATGCTCCAAGGCTTCACGGTCTATGCCGACAAGCCGACCGGCGACAAAGAGGTCCGGGCGCAACCGCTGGCGGCACAGTGCGAAGCGGGGAACGTATCTTTGGTCAACGGCGATTGGTGCTCCGCCTGGCTTGACGAGGTTACGACCTTCCCGAATGCGCGGCATGACGATCAAGTTGACGCCAGCAGCGGAGCGTTTATTCGCCTGACGCGCTACGGACCACCGAAGGCACCGCACAGCGTCCGAGCCGATCCACGACCACGGCAGGGGATTGAATTCGAGGGCCAGAACAAGATTCACACGATGCGCCGCAACGGTGGCGGGTTGTTTCCGTTTCGCAATGGCGGTGGCGTGCCGCCGGGATTCAGAGGATGAAAGGACAAAGTATGCGAGAAATTACAAGTCACAAGGTCAATGGGCTGAATGAGGCACTGACGATCAAGGCCATCGATGCTCCGGGCTCTGGCGGCGCAAACCACGAATACGAAATCGAGTGGCCTGATACGATCGTCGATCCGCCGGACGGTGGTCACTGCGGCGGCCATGAAGCTCGCATTCGCTTCCAGAATGGCCCGATTGCGGAGGCCGGCATCAACGGCGTCAGCAACGAAGCGTTATTGGCTATCGTCGAGGACCGCCTTAAATGCTTCCAAGGGAGCCAGTTTTCCTGCCGCGAAAACTCGCTGGCGTTGACCAAGATTCAGGAGGCTATGCACTGGTTGCACCATCGCACGCGCGAACGAGTCGCACGCGGAGTTGAAGGCACAAGCACGGTATGACGCTTCCGAGCAACAGTCTGTTCAGCATCGCCAGCCGACAAGTGCAGGAGTCGGCCTTAGAGCGTGCGCGCTCATCGGGAATCTTCAAGACCGGCCGGGACGTGCGAACCATCTTGGCATCAAAGGATGCTCCCGGTGCCTTACGGCAGTTCGTGGGCAATCGCCTCAAGAAATCCGCCTTTGGTCGCGCGGCGAATGACGTGTCGGAGTTGATCGAGCAATTCGCCAAAGGCGGCGGGGGCAATTTCGGCCGGCAGATTGGCGAGAAAGTGTTTCAGCAGGTATTCGCGCAAACCGGACCGATTGCCGATGTAGTGCGATTGATTCTCGGCATGGGCGGAAAGGTGGCTAGCTCAGCGCAGACGGCCCGCGATTTGTCGAGCATGATCCGGGCCTTGCAAGCGTTCGGGTTCGAGGTCATCCACAAGCCGACGAAGCAAGCGCCGCCAACGCCACGCGAGATTGAGGCAGCCAAGAGAGTATTGGAGGCGGCCGGTTACGAAGTATCGGAGCGCAAGAAGCCTGGGCAAGCTCCGGAGGTGCACGTCAATCGGCCGCAGACAACCGAGCAATGGCTGTCCAAAAATCTCTCGCGTAAGAAGCCAGCCGACGTTGAGAAGGAACTCGACAAGATCAGCCGGGAAGAATTCGCAGTCGGCAATGCCACGGTCAAGCGGGCTAAGACCGGGACGCTAACGATCAAACAAGCTGGGTCAACAGAGCGCGTGCCGCCGACCGATCCTTTATTTACCGGAGAGATGATTCCAGTTAATAGCAGCAACGTCCATTCGATTGGCTACGACCTTGCGGAAACTCGTCTGAAGATACGGTTTCTGGCGACTGGCCGGAATGGAAAGCGATCGGGTGCAGGGCCGATGTACTTTTATTATCAGGTTCCGATGCGCATGTTCAAGCGGCTGCGCACGACCGGCAGCAAAGGTACTTGGGTGTGGGATCATTTGCGGATTCGTGGCACCGTGAGCGGGCACCAATTCGATTACTCGTTGGCCGGTCTGGGCCAAGGAAACTACATCCCGCGCAAGGCGACATACGCCGGAAGCGGAAAAGAAGTCTACATGCCACGTCAATTCATGGTGAACGGCAAAACGCGCCACAGTCGTTTTGGCTATCAAGAGGCAACGCCGTTCACTCGCGGTGTGCTAAATACAAAGAAGCGTCGGAGAGGCCAATGATCCGCAAGATTATCCTCCAGGGCGGTAAGAGCTATCGCGACGAATTCGCGGAAGATGATCCGATCCCTGGTATGCCGCCGGGGCGCGGCGACTTTGTGCTGCCGCACGCGATTACCTTCCAGGGGCTCGTTAGCTCACTGGCTAAGGTCTACCGCAACCCCGACCAGGCGTTTCAGGATTCACTCCAGAATAGCCGGTCGATGCGAAATGACCTGTCTGTCATGGAGTGCCTCGAGCAGCGGCAGCGGTCGTGCGCGATGCTCAATTGGCACTTGGAAATCGACGGCGAGAAGCAAGGCGCACACGCCGATTTCCTCAAGCAGCTTACGGGCATTGTCGCGGCCACCGGTTCAAGCCCCGAGTTCGCAATCCGCGCCAAGCCGTTCACTGAATACCGACGCTCGCTCTGGGAAGCTGATTGGTACGGCAAGCAAGGGATGCAGCACAAGGTCGGCTGGAAACAGATATACGGCCGGCAGTGCTTGTGCATGGTCGATTGGGAGCCGGTCAACGGTGACAAGCTCTGTTTCCGGTACGACGACGGCAGCGGGCAGTATGAAGCCGGCCAGCCTGGTATCCGCGTGCGAACGAGCGGCGGACTGAAGCCTGGCGACAAGTTCCGCATCTATGACCAGCCAACTCAGCAGTGGAAGGAATTGAAGGTCGAGAACATTTCAGGGACGGAATGGACCGACCGGGGATTGGCGTACTTTCTCGATGCCGACATGCAAAAGCAGTTGGTCATTCACCGCTACTTCATCGAGGACGCGGCCTATGAAGTGCCGATTGCGGCTGGCGCGATTGACGGCATCGGCATCCGCTCGCGCATCTATTGGACGTGGTTTCAGAAGCAGGAAACTCTGTCCTACCTCATGGAATACTTGGAGCGCTCGGCGCTGGGCATCGAAATCTGGCAGTACCCCGCCGGCAACGCGACCGTTCAGGCCGAGATTGAGGCCGCAGCAACGCAGCGGTTTGCCAACGGCCGCAACGTGATTTTCATTCCGCAGTATCTCAATCCCGACAGCGGGCAAACGAGCGCCTACGACCGAGTAGACCCGCCCGCCGCCGGCGCTGAGACAATCAAGAGCGTATTGACCGACTTCTTTGGGCACCAAATCAAGCGGTACATCCTCGGCCAGACTTTGACCAGCGAAGCAGATTCGACCGGGCTCGGCAGCAAGGTAGCCGACCTACACCTCGGGACGTATCTAGACATCGTGCGGTACTGCTGCGCTGGCATGGAAGAGACGCTGACCAACCAGCTTGTCCGCACGCTTCAGCGCTGGAACTGGACCGACACGTACCTTCGGAATCTGCCGGTCAAGTTCGTCATCGACACCCAAAGCGACGACAGCGAATCGAAGTTGATGGCCTGGAAGCAGGCTTACGACATGGGGGCTGCGCTGCCGGCGAAGGACATTTACCCGCTCATCGGGGCCGGGATGCCGGGCGCGGATGATGAAGTGCTGCAAAGCCCGGAGGCGCGACAGGTCAGCCAAATGCAGCAGCAGGCCATGCAGGCGAGCGTGGCGGTTCCGGCAATTCCCTATCGTGACCAGCGAATGCAGTTTGGCAAACCGGCTGGGCGGCGCGTGGTGACGGATTTCTTGCCGAGAGGCAATGGAGCGGCGAAGTACCCGGATAATCCCTCATCGGACAAGGTGTCCTATGAGCCGCAGAAGTTTGCGAAAGGACCGCAGCACGCGCCCAAGGGCGGCGTGACAATCGGAGGCCAGTTCTATCCCGGTGGCGAGTGGATTCCCGGCGACGTGGTTGAGAAGGCGACGCCGACCGAGCGCAAGCAGTTAGGCAGCGGCAAGTACGATCCGAAGTCGCAAGAGGTCGCAACGCTCAAGCTCAAGCCGACGAAACAGCGGGCCTTTTCTGGTCAATTCACGCCGCTCAAAAATCCCATCAATAAGCAAGCGGCCGGCAAGATCGGAGAACAAATCTTGGTGTCGTATCTGCGCGGTGCCGGCCGGAAGGATGCTCGCCCGATGAATACGCGGACGAATAATTTTCCGATTGACCTAATTGAAGATCACGAGGTCATAGAGGCTAAGACCGGCCAGAGCGGCAATAGCACAGCAGCCCAACAGTGGCGACTCACGATCGGTGAGCCGGGCGTCAAAGAGAAGGCCGCGCTGGCCAAGATGAGCGATTCCGCCAAGGCCAAATGGAACGCCAAGAAGCAAGCGAAGATTCACGAGCGCAAAGAAGCGATCGTGCAAAAGCTGGAAGCGGAAACCGGCAAGCCGATCAAGCGCACGACGATGACCGTGATTCTCAACCCGGACACCAAGACGGCGGACATTTACAAATTCGACGGGTGGCATGATCGAGTGGGCTGGAATTCGGACGAGGCCAAAGCCGGATATATTGCGAGCGTGAAATATGAGTGAGCAACTCGTTGACGATGACCCCGGCGTAGAAGCCGAAGCGGAGTGTGACGCCGCGCTCGAGGAATATCTTGTCGAGTGGGAAGCGGACCTGCGCGAGCATATCGAATCACAAGCGGGCGAAACCTCAAGTGGAGAAACCGCATGAGCAACATTCCTCAAGCGTTTCTGCGCATTTGGGCCGGTTCCCAGATAACCGCCACTCCGTTGGCAGAAGCTATCCGAGAACACTTAAGCCGTGGCCGATCCGTCACGTTCTTCACTTACGAGATCGGCCAGACGCGCTATGGAGTGAAGTCAGTCGATGCGGCCGGCGTCGGTGAACGCTGGGGAGGCTTTGACGACTTTGCGCCGGAGGTTATGGCTACAGCGCTCGAATCAAACCAACGGGGCTTTTACCACGACAATGGAGAAACCAAATGACAGCAATAGTGATCGACAAGGATGAAAACGGTCTCAAGGCATGGAAGGCTGCGCACGGCCAAGGTGAACCACCGCAGCAGACCGTGGCCTACCGACCTATGCCGGGCCGGATTCTGGCCGCGCCCATCGACGCCGTGAAAGTCACCAAGGGCGGTATCCAACTCCCGGAGAACTACGAACAAAAGGTGCCGAAGCGAGCGACGGTTATCGCGGTCGGCGAACCAACCGGAGTAGCCAAGACCTGCGCTTGCATGATGCTCAGTCCGGGCGACGTGATTTGGGTTCTGGAATACGCCGGCAACCCCATCAAGATCGACGGCGAAGTGTACCGCGACTATCGGCAGGATGAGGTCTACGGCATGGAGGCGCGGAGAGAATAAGAATCTCTCTTGACAATGGCGACAAAAACCGCTTACGATTTGACTAATGACCCTATCGCAGCCAATGAGCGGTTGCGAACGGAAGCGCACGCCGCACTAGAGCAACTGGTATCCGCGTGCATCGCCGAACGGGCGTGGGCTACAGTCAGCGTGGAAATCAACATCGAAGCGGGAATGCTTAAGACCCTCAAGGACATTCGCGTGAACAAGCGGCGCTAGTCGCCGCATCCAAATAGTTCGGGACCGAGATAGCCGGCCCGTGAATCTTCCAACGCCAATTCTGGCGTGGATGGTTCGCGGGCCGGTTTTTTGTTGCGCTATGCCAGACGCCAATTCAGCCGTGCTTGACTTCGATAACCTCCAAGCCGTTGCGCTCCAGCGATTCCCCGCCGAGCAATTCGACCGGCTAGAGGCCGTACCGCTATTCGATGAATTCGAGCAGCAGACGAAGGACGAGTCCGGCAAGTCTGTCGTCAAAAAGTACGACAAGGCGCTGCTGCAAAAGATGGTCGATGCGTGGAACTATCGCATTGCCGACAGCGAAGATTTCTGCCCATCGGTAGTCGGCCACACTCCCGCAAAGGACGATCCGCTCCGCGCAGAGAAGCTCAAGCAAATCCCAATCATCGGCTACTACGGGCCGGCGAAACTCATTCAGTTCGGCAAGGTCAATCCACGGTTCGCAATCGCCGCCGATGAGTTCGTGGAGAAGAACAAGCGGCAACTTGCTCGCGAGAATCCGCGGCGGTCAGTCGAGTTGTGGAATGACCTGACGATTGATCCAGTGGCGCGCTTGGGCGCTCAGACACCGAACCGTGACCTTGGATTGCGATTCTATCGGGGCGAGTTCGGCACAGTGACGCATTTCTCGCGCGATTGTCCAACGGAACAGTTTGCCGCGAGTGGTGGCGGTGGTGCAGCGGCAGCAGCTTCGCCCAGCAGCAGCAATACGGCTATCCCGTCATTCGGCGAAACGAAGAAACCCGAAAAGATGGAGGCCGTTGTGCCAGCTCCAGCCATCGACAACCAGGCCGCCGACCCACGAGCGCTGCGCGAGTTGATGCAACAGCTTGAGCAAATGGACTGGTTCCAATGGATTCAAGAGCAGCGTGAGAAGGCAGCGGTCGAAACGATCAACGCCAACAATCCGGCCCCGGCTGATATGGGCCAACAACAACCAGGAGCCGCCCCAATGGCCGCGCCTCAACCGATGGCCCCGCTCCCCGGTGCCGCCAAACCTTCAGGAGTAACCCCGCCTATGAATGCCGCTCCAGTTGAACCCGCCGCGATGGACATTCCCGCCGATCATCCTGCGCATCCGGGCCATCCGGACCATATGAAATTCTGCCGCGAGTGCTACGCCAAGATGGCCGCCGGTGAAATGGCTGGCGAAGCCTCGGGCACGGCCATTGGTGACGCTGCCGCTGGTCCGGTCGGCGGCGCAATCGGTGGCGTTGTCGGTGCGGAAGTCGGCGGCGCTGCGGACGAACCAAAAGAGGATGCCAAGAAACACGCGGCCGGGATTCCCGAAGCGGGTTCGGCCGGCCCAACCAGCGACGGCAACCCACCTCAGGGTCAAGTCGCACAACACGGGAGAGCAGGAATGCCGACGCAGTACAGCGCTCAATATCAGGATCGTGTCGCCGCCGCCGCGACCCAGCGCGAGTTGCGCGAACTGCGCGAGACGGTCGAAAAGATGCAGCGCAACGGCGAAGCCGAGAAGTTCGAGCGGATCAACGCCGAACGCCATGCCAAGCTCGAATCGCTGCGGCACCAGGGCTACGTGTTCGACGTGGATGAAGCCGCTGCCGAGACGAAGGCCGACAAGTGCAGCGATGAAGGCTTCGCGCGCTATGCCGAGCGGATCGTCAAGCACTACGAGCGCGCCCCGGTCGGCCGCAATTTCATGCCGACGCCGCCGCTCGACGGTTGGAAGGCCGACCAGGCGCGCAAGGAAGCCACGCCGCAGCAGGCCCGCGAGGCCCGCGAAAACGTACTGAAGATGCAGCGCGACGGCAAGGAAATCAACGACCAGACCTACAACGACGAACTGAAGCGAATCGTCGGCTCGAACGGCCATGCGGTCGCTCCCGCCGGCTAAGCAATCAAGTCCACCCCACAACCAAATCCTTTCCATCGCGCGAGGTTCTGAACCATGCCAATTCCACAACCGGGCCTGATTGCCAATGGGACGATCTATCCCTCCACGTTCATCATGCTCAACCCGGCGCTGGTGGCGCCAGCCGGATTCCAAGCACTCCAATGCACCGCCAATGGGCGCATGATCGGCATTGCCTTCGAGGGCACGGAGCAGCCGCCGCTCCCCAGCTCGACCTATCCGCTGCCTGCCGCCACCAACGGCAACAGCGTCCCGTGGTACGCCAACGGCCAATCGCCGGTGCTGCTCAAGATCGGCTCGACGGCTGTTGTGGCCGGCCAGCGGCTCACCTCGGACTCGAACGGCTACGGCACGCCAATGGCCACGACGGGCTATCCTCAGAACGTCGGCGCGACGGCGCTCGAATCGGCCCCGGCCGGCGCGCTGTGCCGCGTGCAAGTTGACATCTTCGCATCGGTCGCCACCGTGACCTAACCCCACACCGGAACTCGAAACCAGTTAACCCAACTTCTTCGTAGGAGCTTGAACGATCATGCCGCAGACCCCCAGTTTTCCATCCTCCACTAACGTATTCGTGCCCTCGCACGAAGCGTCGAACCGGATGATCGTCAACTTCTCGCGCAATCCCAAGAAGTTCGACGTGAACAAGTACGCGCAAATCGTGCCGGTGACTCAGGTGCAGGGCTACTACCTGCAAATGACGGTCGAAATGGCCGGGCGCATCCTCAACGGCAACTTGGCAGACTTCGTGTTTCCCGATAACATTCCGGCGCAGTTCGGGTACGCCAACTCAGAATCGTTCGAGTGGCTGAATTTCTTCTGCACGCGCTACCAATTCCCGGTGCCGCTCGGACACCGGACGCTGCAAAACGCCTCGTGGGACATCGCCTCAATGCACGAAGGCATCATGGCGCAACTGGCCATGACGGCCCGCACGCAACTGGTGGTGACGGCGGCAACCAACGTGGCGAACTTTGCGAGCAGCAACATTCTCTCGCCGGGTGTCGCTTCGCCGACCTACGGCGTCGAGATTCCCAATACGACGGGCTCGTGGAACGACTCGACCTCGGTGCGAATGGACATCTACAAGTCGCTGATGTACGGCTTGCAAGTGATCCTGCTCAACACTTTGTCGGCGGTGAACGAGGACGAATTCATTCTCGTCATTTCACCGAACATGGCGGAAGGCATCCGCGCCTGCCAGGAGTTCATCGACATCATCAAGCAGTCGCCCGACGCGTTGGCGGTTCTCCGCGGCGAGATTCCCGGCCGGCGGACGCTGTTCGGCTTGCCGGACAACTTGTACGGCATCCCGTTGGTCGTGGAAAAGACGGTCGAGACGATCACCCAGAAGGGCGTCACGACGGTCAAGCAGTTCGTCATGCCGGACGCCACGCCGTTCCTGTGCGCTCGACCGGGTGGCTTGGAAGGGACGTATGGTGGTCCGTCGTTCGCCAGCTTCACGCAATTCATGTTCGAGGAAATGACCGTCGAGCGCGTGTCCGATACCTGGGATCGAATGGACAAGCTGCGCGTGGTCGAGGATTACGCGGTCGTGCCCACGGCTCCGGCCGCCACGGTCCTCTACCAGTCGGCCTATACCACGCCGTAAGCAGTCAAGCAGTTCGTCATGCCGGACTTAGAGACTAGCACCGATGAGTTACTGCACTCCCGCCACGATGTTGCAGAAATTTGACGCGCGGACGCTCGGCATGTTGGCCGGAGACCTTAACGCCATCGTTTCGCCGACAGCGCTGTTGACCGACCCCAATCTTCAATCGGCGCTCGACACGGCCAGCGGTGAGATTGACGCGGCCCTGCTCAATGCGGGGCTCTATCAACCAAACGACTTGGCGAACCTTACCGGCACGGCCGCGACGTTTCTGGCGTCGATTTGCGCCGTGGGCGCGATGATTTGGATGTACCGCCGTCGCCCGTTGGTCGATCCCAAGCGAGAAAAGGAATACGCGGAAATGTTCGCCGATTGGATCAGCCGCCTACGGAGTGGCGAGAACATCTTCAACCTACCAGCCCAGCAAGCCGCCAGTCAGCCGACCGTCGCCGGCTTGAGCTTGCCGAGCCTGTATCAACTCAACGGCATTTCGACTCGGACGCGAGACTATTATCCGCCGCCGGGCGTTCCTTGCAGCCCCAATCGCGTGACCTAGCATGGCCCCAGCCTATCAAGTTGCTGCTGCGACACCGATCTACGTGGGAGCGTATGGCGCTGCCTTTGGGTCGCTGTCGCTGCTGGGCTACTGCCGGAACATGCCGGAAATTGAGGAGCATGAATTCGCTGAGAACGTCCAGAGCGATTTGTACGGCGGGGACGCAGGGCCGCCGGCCGACCGGCAGACGTTCGGATTCATCGCTATCGTGCGACTGGAAATCTCCGACTTCGATCAAAGCGTGCTAAGTGGCATTCGGGCTCGGTTGCAAGGCGTCAACACCGGCGCGGCCCGTATCTTCAACCCGAACGAGTGCGGCTACCTGAAATTCCAAGGCGGCTACGGCTACCGACTGCTGCTGAACGCGGCCAACGATCCGATCAACTTCCCGCTGGTCGAGTTCACCGAACCGATCGCCTCGAATCGCGGCACGCAATACGAGCGGTATCTGGTCGTGGCAACGGCGCACGTTGACCGGGCCAGTCCCTATCACCTTTACGATCAAAGCACATCTTGATGTTTCTCAGCAGCCTATTTCGCAAGCCGTGGTCTGGCCGGGAAATCTTCCGATTCCACGATGGTCGGCGTGTGCGCTGTGCGGACCCGCTCAAAGTCTGGTCGATTCTCGGCACGCTCGATTGGTTCAAGCAGGACGAGACATTTGACGCCTGCTATGCGGCCGATGATGTCGAGAGATTGGCGGCCGTGTCGCACGTCGCCAAGGCCACGCGGGAAGCGTTCGGACTCTTGGAACTGGGGCCGGATGGACGGGGCACGACGGACAATGAGGCATTCCAGATTTACTGCTGCCTCAAGGATTACGTGTCTGCGCTAAAAAAAAATGGCGCACCGTTGTGGACGCCGCCGCCGTCAGTGGCTCCGGTCTTATCGACAGCCTCGGGCTCAGCCGCCTAGAGCGCCGGGAGGCTGCGATGGCGGCTGTCTTTTCCCTGCCGCGGCTTAAAGCGGTTCAGGCAGCGGTTCACTACCTCGGGGCCACGTCGGCCAAACGCGGCTATCCATCGCGGGCTATGCAACTCACGGAAACGGACGACGTGCAAGAGGTCAATGAAGTGGCGGCGCAGGGCGAATCAAGAATGATCTTGGACGGCATGGCGCAAGAGGCTTTGAGCAATGCGCTGCAGGGAATTAAGGCTTGCACCGTGCGCACGCGGAGGATTCGTTAAATGGCTGACCCATCAATCTTCGGCACGTTCTTCCAGGGGAAGGGCGGAAAGCTCCAGCGCGACGAGGGGATTCAAGAGCGCCTGCTGCGCGAGTCGGCGGCCGAATCGGCTAAGGCTACGAAGAAGGAAGCCGAGTCGGTCAAGCAGGAATCGGGGGCGGTCGATCGACTCTCGGACACGATCAAGGGCGTAGCTTCGCGCAGTGGCGACAGTTCCGGCGGCAGCCAAACCTTTGCTTGGCAGGGGCCGCAAAGCGGAGTCGAGCGCCGGAGCGAGCAGTTCCGCCAAGTGAATGAACGCGTCGGCGGCCAGTACGCTCAACTCGAACAAAATCGGCTTGTGCGGCAGGAGCAAAACGCTGCGGCATTAGAGCCGTCGATTCGAGAAAATCTCGACTCGCGCAATCGACTAGAGCAAGAATTCCAACCGCTTCAGCAGGCTGGGCAGCTTTTGCGAAACAAGTTTGACACCGGCTTGAATAATCTGGCGACCAATGCCGGCGCAATTATTCCCGGATTTCAAGCCGTGCTGGACGCTCTTAAATTGCTAGCCCCGCCGAAAAACGTAGACCCGGACGGTGGGCGTCCAATCGGTTGGAAATTCATTCACGAACGCGCTCACTCTATTTCCAACAGCCACCAGCGTATCGCGCCTCTCGACAACGGCCGCCAGGCCAATGTGGGAGGCTTCTGATGGCGCAGCCCGGAAATTTCCCCACCCTCGGCAACGGCAGCGATTTGCAGTACGGTGGGATTACGATCATCAACGGCACGACGCGCGACTTCCTACAAAAAGTCGAATACGATCCGACGCGCACCGACCCCATTGGAATCCGCTACTACATTTTCTTTGTGGGCTATCTCTCGACTCCGCTTTCCCAAGCCGCGCTGCCGTTCACTGGATTTGGACTGACCGGCGCAGGCCCAACCGCATCATCCGACACGGTGACTTCCGAGACGATCATTCGCCAGGCGATGCTCACGCCGCGGCAAAACCTATCTCTGTCCATCGGTGGCAAGGTGATGGTATCGATCTATGGGAATCAGGACGGCCCACAACCGATCAACACCAACGGCATTGGCAGTTCGGGTATCTACATTCCCGGCGTGTCGGCTGGCGGTAACGTGCAATTTGACATCGACAACGGCCCCAAGCCGCTCAATCTCCGCGTGACACAAATCGCCGGCAAGGGAATCTTCAAGATCGAATTCGAGATTGAGGCGATGGGCACGATTTGCACCGGCTCGCCGCTGTCGTCGATTCTCTCGAATCGGTGGAGCGTCATGGAGGCGGTCAATCGCAACAGCTTCATTACGCGGACCATTACCGGCCGCTTGCGGGTTGCAGCGCCGCAGGTGGACCCGGACGCCTTTCGCAATATGGCGTTCCCGCCGCTGTCGTCTGGATTCCGCCGCGATTCGATCATTACGGACCGCAGTGCGGACGGATTGGAACTGCTCTACGTCGTAAATGACGTGCAGGTTGCGCAGGCTGCACCCTATCCCGCGACGAGCTGGCAGTGTGTCCATCGGATTTCGTCGCCCAACGGGAAAGACGCGATGATGTCGATTGGCAGTGTCTACATCGTCATGGAAGGACCGCCGACCGTTGATAAGAACGCGATGCTCAATAGTGCGCTAGTCGTGATTGAAAATCGGCTGCTGCTGAATGTTGACTCCAACGGTCAGCCCACCCAGTGGACCTATCTCGGCATGGAGCTGGTGGACCATGTTGACAGTTCGATTATCGAGGTCAGCACGACGGTTCAATTCACGCAGAACTTCGTCACTCAACAAACCGGCCCGGAATCGACGCAAGCCCAGCCGCAAGACGTGTGGGGGACGTTCCTGAACGATCCGAACCAACCTGCGGGGCCGCTGCAAATCTATGCGGCCGTGGGCGGCGCTGATTTCGTTTACAACCCGCTCAGCTCAGTGGGAATACCGAATGTGCCGGATGGGTCGGCAGCCTATGCGTTCGTCTGCTTCCTTCAAGACCCCTGCGCGGGAATCCAGGGAATTGGAAAAAGCCCTAGCACTGCCACGCCGGGGAGTGGAAGCGGAAACACCAACGGCAATGCGCCGGGAACAACCGTGCAGAACTACCAAAGCACGTCGCTACCAGCGCAGCAGCCCACCGGAAAAGCGCTCGACAACAATACGACCGCGACCAGCAATGGCATCTACACCGACTGGAAAATTGAGACCCGCTACGAAACCGACTTTATCCGCGCCCAATGCCCGTTGGCCGACGGCGTAGCCCAGAACGATCAGCGAACGTGCGTGGTCGTTGATATTGCTTCGCCCGTCGCCAGGAAACTTGTTCGCTTGGAAGGGAGCCGAGTCGGCCAGCCGCCGACGATTCCCTTGCAGCAGCCCTACAATGATCCGGCCGGCGGCAAGGCGTTTCCTATCGGACGCGCAAAGATCAATCAGCCGGCTCGGCAGCCGATGATTAGCGGTCAGTGGCAGTACACCGTGCAAGCTGAAATGTGGTGGGCGCTGACAACCGCACCGCAGCCCGGCGCGGCATTGCCGGCGGCTTTCGTGCCGTGGGATGCGGCGCTCTATGGCGGTTCTGGCGCTGTCTCTGGACTCACGGCCAGCAGCTATTTCCCGCCCGCGACCGGCAGCAGCAGTTCCGGCAACAATCCTAGCCTAGCGTGATTCAATGAGCCTTGGCATTACCACTCTGTTCGAGCAACTCGGCCACATTTTCGGCACGGCCGTTACTGGCAACACTGCCGCCGGGACGACGCTGCCTCCCGAATACCAGAATATCATCAATGATTTCTCGGAACTCACGCCGCCTTACCAAACGATTCTCAGCGCTGTTCCGCGCACGCTGTCGGGTGCGCAGGCTGGCCTAAACGGCGCATCGACGAATCTCATGGCCACAGCTCAGGCGCTTTTGATTCAGACGATCAGCGACTTTCAGCCGACGCAAAATCTCAACTTGCAAACGGCGCTGCAAATCCTCATTGCACAAATGGAGGGCAACTATCACGTCAGCCCAAACGTCCCGGCCGTGACTTCGATCACCGCAGCCGGAACGAACGCCGGTAGTGATTTGGCTTTCGTGTCGAGCATCTATCGCGGAGACGGGCTCAAGAATGAGGACTTGCTGGCCGAGACTCTGGCCATCACCGTTCAATCCGCAGCGGGCCAGGTGCAAGTGGTCGGCGCTCCGGCCGCGAATCCGGCCGCAGGCTTTCAATGGCCGCTGGGCAGCGGAGCATCGGCCAGTATCGGCCCCAGCACCACGAACAATGCGACGATTCTAACCGGGGGCGGCATGGACACCGCTTCCGCCTTGGACGCCAACGTGCCGAATGGCTGGTTGATTCCCAGCGGTGCCGGGACGCCGGGCACGACCATTGTTATGTCCACCGTGGCGATTCAGCAGATCGTCGTGGGGGGCACACCGACCACAGGCTATTACTATCTGGTCTACACCGATGCGCTGGGCAATACTCAGCAGACGGTGGCGATTCCATTCAACGGCACGGCGTCCGCGCTGCAAGCGGCGCTGCAATCGCTGGCGGGGCTCGGGGGCGTGAGCGTAACGGCCACCGGCACCACGCCGAACTTCACCTTCGAGATTACATTCAACGGCGTGGCAGGTCCGCTAACAGCACTGTCGGCCATCAACTTCACGGATAGCGCCACCTTCACGATCACCACGCCGACGGCCGGAACAACGGCCTACGCGGGTCGGTCGGTTTCGTTCGTGTCGAACAACACCGAGCATACGGCGCTAATGCAGCCGGTAACGCTGCAACCGCTCACGCAATACGCCTTCTTCGCGCGACTCTTCCGCGAGACCGGGGCCAATGCGGGCGTACTGACTTTCGAGTTGCTCGACGGCTCGACAAACTCGGTAGTGCAGAACGCGCAGGGCGTCAATCAATCGTTCGCCGTGACGATCAGCGCCTTGAACGCAAACGCTTGGAACGCGGTGGGCGTGGCGTTCCAGACCCCGGCCACGTTGCCGGAAACTCTGTATTTTAAGATCGTTGAAAGCACGGTGTTCACCAATGCGAAATACGTCATCATCGACGAGGTGCAGCTAGTGCCCATGCAAGCCGTCTATCAAGGCGGACCATCACTGGCCGTGTTCCCTGGAATCGAAGTGAATGCCGCGCCGCCTTGCACTGTGGGCGATTATTATTCGTGGGTGACGGCTAATACGCTCAGTAATTCAGGAGTGGCTGGATTTCAGAGCTGGGCCGACAGGGCATGGAATATGCGGGGCCTTTCCACGGGCCTGCTGCTCCCGTCGAGCGGCGGCAGTTTGTTGAACGATAACCTGATTACTTAGGAGACTTGACCATGAGTTTTGCGACGGGTCTTTCAAATGCGCTGGCGATTCTGCCTGCCGGCGCGAACCGCACGGCGATCAGCAATGCGATCCAGACGTGTCAAACTTCACTGCTCGCGGTACCCGACTACGCCGATTTGTCGAATCCGGCTCAGGAGGTCATTAACTCAAAGCTGCTGGACGTTGTTCGCTTCACGATTGCGCCGGCGTTCCGCGGTGCAGCCTTCCCTGCGTAGCGCATGACCCTTTCAATCCAAACGAGCCCGAAAATCGCCGCGACGCAGGACGTCGTGCTGCTGGCGATCGTCGCACAGCTAATCGCCAGCGTGACCGAGCCCGAGCCGTTGACAGCCGCCAACTGCTTCGTCTCTCTCTTGACTCCGACCGAGTGGCAGCCGGGGCCGCTGTGGGTCCAAGTCGCGCCGGGCGCTGGCCAGTTTGACACTGACGCGGTTTCAGCCGGTGGCCAGAACAACACGCCCGAAGATGCGACGGTGGCCGTGGGGCTGTTCTCCAGGCCGATGCTCGACGCCGCTGGGCAGGATGTTCAGGCGCTAACGAATAATGCGATTGGGCTAATGCAGCTCAAGCGCGGAATTCTGGCGGCGCTGGTCGATTTCAACCCGGCCCCGACCACAACGCAGGCCGTTGTCGTTTCGGGGGGGCCGACTGGCGGATATTTCACGATCACCTACACAAATCCGCTGGGCGGCACCCAGACCACCGGACACATCGCCTACAACGCTTCGGCGGCCGACGTACAGACAGCCCTGCAAGCCCTAACGAACCTCTCTGGGGCCGCTGTGGTTGGTTCTGGCGTGCTTCCGGGGCAAGTAATCTATACATGCACGTTCAATGATCCGACTGGCATTCCGGGTGAGATCAGCGTCACGGATTCGACCACAGGCGGCAGCCATGCCGTAACGGCGTCTTTGGTGGGAATTCTCAGGTCCAACATGCTGCCGGTCGATTGCCCGACGCCGAGCCATACGCCGTGGGCAGAAAACGATACGTGCATGTGGGCGGTGACGTTCACGACCAGCTTCCAGTGGAATCTGCTGGGATGATCTTGTCGGACGGCTTGGCGCGGCGGTAGAATCCCGGCATGGAAGCCAACGCCATTTCCGAAGCAATCGCTGCTCACTACGGGCCGAAGTTGGCGGCAGACGTTGCGGCTGCGATGAAGGAATATCTGCTGCGCGGCACCGACCCGCGCAAGATGCTGCCGCAGATTCTCGACTCCAAGGGTAATCCCGCGCCACAGCGTTTGCTCCCGCCGGTTCAGAACGGCACGCCCGCAACCAAGGCCGACGAACTCGGCCTGAAGTGCGCAGCCAAGATGCTGCTGGCCGATCCGCTCAAGAGGATTATCGTGCCGACATGCGATGAGTGGCATGGCGTCATGCTGCTGGAATGTGACGATGAACTGCCGCCGCGGAGGAAAGCCCGATGAATCGCCGCTCGCTTCTCAAGCTGTTTGGACTAGGCATCCCGTCGCTGGCGATTTTCCGCAAACTTCCGTGGCGCTCCGCCGCAAGCCAGCCGACTGGCGGTAGCTTCACGATCACTGGAAATTCCGGCGACTTCGCCCTATTGGCTGGACAAGAGATACCCGCTGGCCGAATGATTTACGTCGGCGCGGATGGCTTGGCCTACGCGATGGGTCCGCCGCCAGTCGATATACTTGCGCCGTGTCGAAAAGCGTTTATGGATGGCGCACGATTCACGCCGGCGAACGTCTGCCGGCTCACCGAACTCAGTTGATCGGGCAACGGCGAACCATGACGAACGAACTGATCGTCGGCACGGCAGAAATTCGCTGCCGCGCGGCTGATATTGGCGTCGAGGCTGTTCACGCTGGCGATCATGTTTTCATCGGCCTAGATGGATACGCCTACAAGGAGCGACCACCGATCATCATTGCCGAAGGGACCGCGCTCGGATTCCCAGATATGGATGGTTGGGTCCATGTTTTCAAGCACATCTAGCCTGGCAAGATGCCACTCCCCAAGCTCTATAGTTGCGTATTCAGCGGCGACCCGGACCACTGGGAAAATGGCCCCGTTGTCGGCTGCAAATTCTTCAACGCGCCGACCGATGAGAAGTTTTGCAGTGAATGCGAACACTACACCCGCCGCGCCGAGGCCGTCGATAATTCTCTGGTGTGGATTGTCAGCACGGCCCCTCGCGAGCCGCCGACCTTTGAGCGGTGCCTGACTTCGCTGTTCCAAGCCGGGTTCGCTGGCGGCGGCTGTTCGCTGAACGATTGCAGCAAGCCGTACTTCGGGCCGTTCGGCGCTTTCATGCACTGCCTCTCGACTTTGTTTTACCGCTGCCCGCACGCTTCGCTCTACATCTACTTTCAGGATGACGTAGTAGTCGAGCCAGATACCAAGGCCGTGCTGGCGGAATTCTTGGAGTCGCATGGCGCACCGGACGAGCCAATCGTCGGTTCGTTGTACAAACCGCCGGGCATGGACGACTGGGACGACTGGCAGCAAGTCGATAAAGGCTGGTGGACCGGTGGAGCGTGCGCTCTCTTCTTCACGGCCCCGGCCTTGCGCGAGTTGCTTTGCTCGCCCGACGTGGTATTGCACCGCTGGCGAAGTCAGTACGGCTGGCGAGCGGTGGATCAAGTTGTCGGATTTTTCGGCAGCAGATACGGCGGCCTCTGGTATCCGCCGACCGAGTTGGCTCATCATTTCGGCACCGTTTCGAGCGCCCACAAGTATTCGCCTTGACGGTTCGGCCATGCCGTAATACGCTTTGGGCATGGTTGCCAAGCGGAAACCACCCGGCCTGAAACGCGATTGCTTTGTTACCATCCGCATGACGGCTAAAGAGCGGGCCGGATTGGTCAATCGCACCAAGCGGCAATACTTTGTCTCTCTTACGGAATTTGTCCGCCATCGACTCGGATTGGAGAACCCATGATCGGAACGAAATTCCCAGGCGCAACTGACAACGAAGCGGCCTATCCGGCCTTTGAGAATCTGGCGGCCGGAGACTACTGCCGGCTGCAAGCCGACAACCAGCTCCACAAGCTGCTGCCGCTGGACGGCCCGGATAACATCGGCAACATCAAGGAACCGGCTGCGCAAGTGCTGGCCCCGGCAATGGCCGGCAAGCCGTGTCGCGCCAAGTTTCTCAATCGGGATGTTGCCCCTTGATAGCCGCAACTTCCCTCGAATGGATGATTTGCGCTGGTGAAGGAGCATGACAGATATCGTCCTTTTCGCCGATTGCGTAACGGTTGAGCCAACCGAAACGACCTTGTATTTCACGACGCAGGGAATCGTGCGGCTTAGGGGGCCGCTCGTCGAAGGCGATATCCAGAAGGGTGATGTAGTCGAATGGGATTCTTGTCTTGAGCCGGTGGCAGTCAATTTGCTCAACGGGACAATGGTTCTGGTCATTAAAGGGCGGCATATCTCATTCGTCTCGCGGAAATTATGATTGACTCTGGCGCTATCGACGAATGTTTGGACCGTGGCTTGGACGAAGCGACTTGCGCCGAGCGGCCGCTCGATTCGTCAGTCACCGTGCCACGGAATCCCGACGATCATCCCGGCCCGCGGATCGTTTACTTCGGCCATTATGAACAACGATGGTCCACGGAAACATACGTCGCTCGCGCCTTGCGCCGACTCGGCTGCAAGGTGGTCAAGATCGAGGAAACGACGATCGACGAAGCTGGCGCTATGGAAGCGATCAGCCGGGAGCATTTGACGTGGGGCGTTGACCTGGTGTTGTTCGCCAAACTGCGGTTCACCGATTGGCCCAATTGGGGCGATGCTCCGCACGGATTTTTGACTGCCGCCTTCTGTAAGCGGCTTGAGGCTCTCGGAATTAGAACCGCCTCGTGGACATTCGACCTCATGGACCCGGCCCAACGCCAAGCCCGGTGGACGTGGGCGACGGCCTGCTCGCGGTCAATGACGAGAATGTTTCTCACCGACGGCTATACCACGCCGCATATCGAAAATGCCGTGACGCTGCGCCAAGGGTGTCCGGATGACTTCGATGATGCGATAGGCCCGATGGAACGCTACCGCTGCGACGTAGCGTTTCTGGGGGACTTGTACGCCGACCGGGCCGAGTGGTTTGCGACGATCGGCAACGGATTGGCGGAGCGGCGGTTGTGGCTACGGCAGTTCAACAATGTGCGCACGGATCATCTATCCGCGCTGGCCGCAAGCTGCAAGGTGATTCTCGGACCCGATACGCCGTGGGCGGTGGGCTACGCGAGCAATCGGATTTACATCGCCACAGGATACGGCGCGTGCTACGTCGCGCCGGATGGCCAGCCCTATGAACAAGAGGGCTGGCAACCGGGTAATGATTTCTTCACCTACCCGCACAATGCGAATCCGAATGTAATCGTGAACAAGCTGGCCGCGTTCTGCAATGAGCGGGCAGCCAACTTGCGCAAGATCATGGCCGCGAAAGGCCGCGAGCGGTGTCGGCGGGATTTCAGTTATGACGAGCGGTGCAAGGTACTGCTCAGAGAGTGCGACGTTCCGTTGCCGGTGATTCATGCCTGACCTTGCAAAGCTCGACCCGCGCAGCAATCCCGAAGTAACTCGGACCAAAGAGTATTGGGAAGCCCGAACCAAAGAGTACGCCGAATCTGGCGCACGGGCGCTGGTGTTCGACGTTAAGCACTTCGACGAATACGAACGGCGCGTGTTGGCATGGCTTGACGAGACGGTGCAATCCGGCTGGAGAGTGCTGGATATTTGCTGCGGCTATGGTCGGCTGGCCCCGGCGATTGTTCGCAAAGGCGCATCGTGGACCGGAGTAGATTTCTGCGAGGCGATGCGCGACCTGTGGGCGAAGCACGACATGACCAATCAGACGTTCATTGTGGCGGACTGCCTCAAGCCGCTGTCACTTCCTGAGCGGTCATTCGATTTGATTCTGGGCGTACAGGCGCTGCGGATGTTGGGCATGGACGAGCCGACGTTCGCGGAGGCATTTCGGCCATTTCTCAAGCCGGACGGGATCATAGCCGCGATGGAACTCACTTTGTTTTCTTGGTGGCACGGCAATCCGTGGTTCTCTCATCGCGTACAGGTGCAGCCGTATGACTGATTCGCAACAGCGCCGCTCGCCGCTGCTCGTTTGCGCGAGGGCGGAGAACATGGGAATTTCGTCGATGGCGGAAGATTTCTGCCGCAACATGCAAGCCGACGCCGTGATTATGGACTGCGGCGTTAAGCGGCCGACCTACCCCGAGCGGTTCGAGAATGTCATCGGCAAGGTGACGCCGACCGCCGCGCTCGAGGAAATTCTCCCGCTGTGCGATGGCTATCGGTGGATCGTGTTTTTCGAGTCGAGCTACAACGTCCTATGGCACGACGCAGCCAAACTGCTCGGCGCAAATATGCTGGGCTTCCCTATGTGGGAATGCTCGCCGCCGTGGTTCAAGGATTGCGACTTGATCGTGGCCACGTCGCCGATGGAGTCCGAACACTATCCCGATTCGATTCGCCTGGAGTGGCCGATTGATACCGCACCATTGGCCCCTGGGGCCTTCCCGACGCGGCCCGCACGGCGGTTGCTCCACAACCGGGGCAATGGCGGTATCCACGATCGGAACTGCACGGCGGCGATTCTGGCGGCCACGCGGGGGCTGTATAAGTCAGAGGCATTGCTGACCGTCCGGGCGCTGGAAATGCCCAAGGTCATGCCCAGCTTTGAGGGTTCGGCCGTGCGTTTCGAGCCGCCGACCGCCGACCGCCGCGGGCTCTACGCCAATGCCGATCTCTTGGTCCATCCCTATCGCTTCGATGGGCTATCGCTGCCGATCCGGGAGGCTGCGGCTTGCGGCTTGCCGTGCATCGTGCCGGACTTTCCGACCTATCGCGACTGGCCAGCATCGCTGCGCTGCCCGATGAAGCGCGTTGGCCGATTCCTGTCCCCGGCGGGTTTCGAGGTGCCTTTGCACGACGCCGATCAAACATGGCTGCTGGAAGCGTTCAGCAACTTCGGGCGCGGAGTGGCGGGCGTGCCGGAGATTCCCAAGGCGTGCAAGCCGGGCGATTGGGCGAGCTTTGCCAAGCAGCTCGCGATGATGGGGGTGAAGAGTGGCTGACACGATCATCCAATTCAATCTCCCGGACGGAATAGAGCCGATCCTGCTGCGACCTGCGAAGGATGCGATTCTCGTTCTGCGCCACCCTATCCCAAAGAACCCAGAGGAAGAGCGGCTGCAAATGCAGACGGCAGAATACTTGAGCGGGTACTTCGGCAATCGCGTTGTACTGCTGCCGCAGGGCTATGATCTAGGAGAACTGCCCAGCGGTGTTTTCGTCTATCCCGACCAGCCGCCAGAAAATATGGACGCCATGCTCAAGGAACTTTCCAGTCGCGGTGGACCGATCATGGCATTTCCGCGACCCGATCCAACGCCAGAGCAAAAACATTGGCAGGAACGAATCTCGACGATGGCGATGAAAGAAGCCGAGCGGCAAATGATGCTGCGCGAACAAGCCGCGCGCGAGATTCTGTTTCCCGGCGTGAGCAAAGAGGAAATCGACCAGCGGATTGCGACGTGGCAGGCTTATCTTGAGGCAGAACGCAAGGCGATCTTGGAACCAGAGGCGAATCGTGCCTGAACCTGAACTAGACCGCTCACATCCCGATTTTATTCCCGTCGCCAAGCCGTCAATCGGCGACTTGGAGCGGCGCTACGTCAATCAGGCGCTCGATGCTTGCCAGTTATCGGCCGGCCCATTTGTCGAGCGATTCGAGCGGGAGTTCGCGGCGGCGCACGGGCGCAAGTTCGGCGTGGCCTGCAACAGCGGCACTACTGCCCTTCACTTGGCCCTTGTTTGCGCTGACGTGCATCCGGGTGATGTGGTAGCGGTGCCGGACCACACAATGATTGCCGTGGCCAATGCGGCGCTGTACTGCGGAGCGAAGCTGGCCGTGCTGGGCAGTGATGATTTCGTGGGAAACGTCGATGGAGAATCTTTGTTTTCACTAGCGGAACACGTCAAAGCCAAAGCGGCTATCGCGGTTCACACTTATGCGCAGCCGGTCCAAAACCTCCAATGGCGCACCAGCGGCTTGATTGAGGATTGCGCCGAAGCCCACTACGTTCCGGGCGTCGGACAACACGGCCGCTTCGCCTGCTTCAGCTTCTACGCCAACAAGACGATAACGTGCGGCGAGGGGGGTATGGTGCTATGCGACTCGGAAAATGATGCCGAGCGGCTGCGGTCCCTCCGCGCCCATGCCTTCACGCCGGGAGCGCATTTCAACCATCGGGAGTTGGCGTTCGGCTATCGCATGACGGAATTGCAAGGCGCGTTGGGGTGTGCCCAGCACGAGCGGCGGGATGAATTCATTGCGGCGCGTATGAATCTCTGCACAGCATATTTAGATGCGACCAATCATGGTGGCCTATCAAAGAATTGGCATCAGCCCTTGTGGGCTGGTCGTTTGCTTTGGGTCTATCCTCTGTTGTGCCATGACCACGCAACCCGCGACGCGCTCCGCTTCCGCCTAGCCGATCGGCATATCGAAACCCGCTGTTACTTCACCCCACTTTCCCAGCAACCACACGTCAAGCCACACATTGTTGCCGCGGTGAAAACCGACGAATCGCAGGCGCTGGCCGCACGGGGGATGTATCTGCCACTGTTCGCCGATATGACAGAGCAACAGGTCCGGCGCGTCGTGCAAGCCCTCTACGAGTTTGATAAGCTGAACTGACAACCTACCGAGTACGGAGAACCCGGCTCGCCGCTTGTCGCCTTCCGTGAAGGCGCGGGTGTCGAGCCGTTTTTATTGCGCCCATGATATTATCCTACGGCGGAACTCGAATCGTCTTGCAAGACCCCGACGATATGGTCGAGGGTTTCTTGCGGCGCTACTTCCCCGATTTGGCTGAGCATATTTTCGGCTGCTTGCCTGCCCCGTTCTGGTCGCTACGCAGAGCCTCGAAAGCCGGTCGCACCGCGGCAACCGGCTTGCCCGTGGCGAACTACCCACCGATGCCGGAGATTCGGCTGAATTCGGTCTACTGGCCGACGGGCGCGGCCCGCTGGGGATTTGGCCTATTCCTAGTGGACGATCAAGGGGCCGATGCCGTCACGGCGCTGGGCGGCAATCTGCTGACTATTCAGGATTCGCCACTCAAGACGAACGGCGCGGAACCGAGCTTGACGGATGGCGTCGGCCTTCAGGTCAACGTGCTGCGGCCGGTGCGCGTCACGTCCCTCTATGGCCTTATGGGCGCGGCGTCGAAGCAGTGGTACTCGACTTCGACCGATGGGCTGTGGATTCTGCCGGTGGTCGATCAGCGGTTCTACTGGCAATTCTTGAACACTGGAAACATGGCCCTCACGTGTTCGTCGGCCTGGTCCGACGTGTTCACTCAGATTCAATCGCAACTCGGCCAGACGATCAAAGCGGATACCGTCGCCAGCGCCTACAAGAAACCAGACGTGGCGGAACTCACTCGCCGCTATGAAAACGTGGCGCTGTTGTTCGACGCCGTGAGTCTCTCGGTCGGTCAGCGGGTGGTGCTGAACCCGCAAGGCAATGGCGTAATCTCGTCGATGAACTACCAGACCGCCCAGAGCCTTCAGGACAACAACCCGGCAACCGATTCCACAATCGACGCGGGATTCATCGCCGGCGGACCGGAAAGCTACCTAAACGACGGCAGCGACAACGGCTGGGATGGTCAGTTGCCGGAGAACGTGGGGCTCGTCTGCCCGAAGTCATGGCGCGATGTGGCGCAGCCCAACGGCGATGTTTTCCAGTCGAGCGTACCGACCTCGAACGTGCTGGACAATGATACTCCGAACGTGAAGGCTGGCACGACCAAGACGTTCTTCACGACGTTCATGGCCGACTTCTCTTACAACTGCGGCGGCACGCTCCCCAGCACGCCGAACAATGCGGCCGACATCAACGCGCTCTTAAACGAAATTGCCGACGACTATCTCAACTGGACGGCAGTGACGTTCTATGGGGATCAAGGCTACGGCGGCACGCGCGGCCAGTTCAACGGCATCCGCAATTGGACTTTGACCGGCTACGACGATTACGTGCGCTGGGGCGTGCTGAAGATGCCCGACGGGACGTATCAGGACTACACGGAAGTTTCCCCGATGCCAGCCGGGTTCGGACCCGAGGAGCAGCTTTCGCAGGATTCGTTTAGCGCGTCGGCCGAAGTGCAAAGCTACATGACGGCGCTGGGCAAAGTCACCACGGCCATCATCAAGCCGCAGACGACCGGAACCATCGCACTCTACAAGGGAACGCCGGGCAGTGAGACCGCCACGAATGAGTGCGTGCAAGCCTACAACCCATTCGGTGCGCTAGCCGTTGGCCAGTCGGTCTACGTTATTGCAATCAGCTACACGTCGGGCTGCGGAACGATTGCGGCCACGAATTTCTACTTGATCCCGATTGGACAGGGGCCGATCTTGGCGGCCTATGGTGGCGCTGGCGCGACTGACGGACTCGCCCAGCAAGCTACGGGCGTGTTCGACGTGATGGACGACAAGTTGAATACGATTGCCGGATTCACGCTCACGGCGCGGGCCAGCTTCGACATGGCGGAAACCGGGGCCGCAGTCGAGTTGTGGTACGACTGGTATCAGAGCGAGTGGTACGCCATTCCGATCAGCGTTCACCAAACACGACTCGGGCGATATTCTGGGTCCAGCGGTTCAGTCGGAATCAACGCGGGTGCGACGGGGCAAATTGAGTTATACGACTCACACGGCAACGATCAGAGTTTGCACCTCACAAACGTCTACGCGCTGGCCACGTTCGCGACGAACGAAACCGTCGAATTGCTTTACGACTACTGGCAGGGACAGTGGTACGCCAAGCCGCTCAACCGCCCGCTGATTGGCAAGGTGACAACCGCGATTACGCACGGCGGGAATACCGGCGTCGTCAATGTGCTGGACTCGAAACTGAATACCGTCATCGCCACGTACACCAACAAAGTGTGGGCTCCGGTCGTGGATTTGCCGGTCGGCACCTACGTGCTGATTTTCTGGGACTACAGCCCGCAAATCGTCAATGCCGGAGTGATTGGTCAGTGGTGGGCGGTGCCAATGGCGAACCCCGGACCCATCACCGGGAAATACCACAACAGCGGCGGCACTCCGATTCTGGCCGGCGCGACGGGCTCAATCGAAGTCTATGACGATCAGCAGAACGATCTAGGCTTCGCGGTCACGGCGCTGGCCTACAGCGAAATCGTGAGCGGCGATTGGGTCGTGATGAATTGGGACGTGACCAACTCCCAATGGTGGGCGCTGCCCATGTTCCGACCGCTCATCGGGAAAGGAACTAGCACCAGCGGAACAATCGAAATCTACAACGCGGCGGGCAGCGACCAAGGCTATTCAATCACGGGCGTTGATCTTCCGTTTGGAGCGGTTGCCAGCGGAAAGTTTTGCTTGGTGTTTTGGGACACGTTTTTGCAGAAGTGGTTCGCGCAGCCGATGGCCACAGGTATCGAGGCGGCCAGTATAACTTTCACGGCTTCGACTTCATCGAGCACAACTGCCACTCTCGGCAACTTGAATCAGCAGGGCGGAAGCGGTTCGGATTTCGCGATTACCTCAAATCAACTCACCGGGCCGGCCGGTTGGTATGTAGTGAACCTTTGTGGGCAGGCGAAGCGCGATAGCTTTGACGCGGTCGATACCAGCGTTGGCGTTTCGATCGCTGCGGGCAGCGCCGGATTTACCGGAAGCGCGATTAGCGGACTCGGCACGCTGCTGAACGGGACACTGGTGGATTCGCTGCGGGCAGACGCCAATCCGTCGGCAACCGGCGTAATGTTCCATCCGACAACGACGCTCGCGCTAACGATCACATGCGCGAACAGCACCAACAGCGATACGATCGACTTCGCCGGAAGCGTATCGGTTCTGAGATTCGGGCCGTAGCCATTTGACCGTGTACGCCCGTTCTGGTAAGATTTCGCCATGCGAGAACGTGGCACGACAACTTACTGAGCCTTGCAGCCGGGCGTTTTAGCCCAACTAGCCGGCCCCCGTCGCGTTCTCGCAAAACTCTTCGGGGCCGGCTTCTTTTTTTAGTGGCCGGGCACGGAGGCTAAGAACGCAGTTGCAAGGATGGCGTCCAATTCGGCCGCCCCGGTTACGTCGCGGTGGGAGCTTCCCCGGAATCAAAAAGCACCCACGTTAAACAAGGCGGCGGGTTCAATGTTCCCCGCCGATTCGTCGGGCCGAGTAGGCTTTCGAGCCGAGCAGCGGCCCCAATGAGAGAGCCGAAACCGATGTTCTCCCACGGGAGTTTACCCAGCGACGCGCCGGTGGTGGAAAAACAGCAGATGGCTGCTGGTCCGGCAATGGGACTGCGCCTGGGTCCACCAACTCGTATTCGAGTGGAACAAAAACGCGGGTCACTAAGGCTCTGTCGAGGTCGCGCGACTTTTTTGCGACCAAATCATCGATACCGATAGCATCGGCCAGCCAGAGACGCCTTGCAGCACAGACGGCACACCAAGCTTTCACGAGCAGGGAAGTCCCTTTGCGCGCTAAGGTGATTCGTCTTATTCAGCGGGCCGCGAGTGCCGACCTAAGAAAATCAACCATTGTTTTTGCCTCACGCAACTCGTTATCCGCCGAGAATGAACTGCGGCCTTCCGCAATATCGTCGGCTCGCATCTTGCGCAGCCTTGGAATCGTGATTGTTTCGAGGGTGTCGAGCCGCGACTTGAATGCGGCCAGCTTCTCTGGCGGATAGCCCGCAACCACCTTCGGCGCTTCCACCACCACCGGCTGCTCAACCACAACCACCGGAGCCACCGGCTGCGGAACCTGTCGCACGGGCGGCGGAGTCTCGACCGGCGCGGGCGTCGCCATTTTCTCCGCTGGTTTCGGCCTCTCGATCGGCTGCACAGCCACACTTCGCACCGGCGCAGGAGCCGGCTGCGATTGCTCCGAATCCCCCGCCAGCCGCGCCACGGCGAAGGCAAAGGCCGCGATTCCGAGGATGGGACCGCCGACCATGAGCCAGAGCGGTGCACCGGGCTTGTGGCGAGCCGGATTGATTTCGAGGGCGATGAGTTCGCCGGCCCGCAGGTCGCGACTCGCGACAAACTCAGGCTGCTCACCTTCGACCAAGACCGGCGGCGCTTCCGGCGGCTGCGCATTCGGCAGCCCCGCGTCATAGACCGCCTTCCGCTCCGGTTTGAGCAAGCACAGCTTCGCCGCGGCCACTTCATTCAAGAGCCGCTGAGACTCTTCCGCGTGCTGGCCCGTCGCCATTGACCGCAGGAGGGCCATCCGGGCGTCGGCCGCGTTGTCGATTACGTCCGGGTCGGACTCGAATAGTGCGATGCCCAGCAGCCGGTAATGGTTAGGCGGCTGTTCGGCCGGCGGGATGCCGAGCCACTTATGAAGTGCGTCGAACATAGGGACACCGGGAAAAGGGATTTGACAGGCTGGCCGACTGCCGATAATATAGCCATATGGCAACATCACGAAAAGCTGAACGAATGGATACGCTTGTCGGCGTCGGCAAAGCGGCCAAGGCTCTCGGCCTGAGTCGGGCGCGAATCAAGGTGCTTGCCGATGAAGGGCGTATCGGAAAAAAGTACGCCGACCGCTGGCTATTTTCTCGTGGCGAATTGGCGGAGTTCGCCAAACTCGACCGCCCTTCCGGCCGACCAAAACTCGCAAAAAGTGCCTGAAAACAGTCCCGGAAATTATTTCCAGAATTCTTGCTAATCCCCCTTGTAATCTGTTGCCGAATGGCTACACTTACAGCAGCGATGAGAACCTAACCGCGGCCACGAGCCGCCCGCCCCAGCGGAACCTGGGACCGGCCGACGCGGGTACAGTCGGAGCGAAAAAATGGAAGCGAATATGGCATCTGCATCAAAGCCAAGATGGGCAATCAAAACTGAGCCACTGCGCAACGTGAGCGATCTGGCCGACGTACTAGCGGTATTGTTTTTGGATTTGCCGCCAAATACCACGTGGAGCAAATTCATTCCGTTTGCCGCCCCTGTCCGAGACCTGGACATTCAAATAAAAAAACTCGGATTTCGCCTAATGCAAGATCAACATTGGGCGAATCCCGTGCTCGTCAGACCATCGAAAATTGATGGGCTGCTTGAGCGGATAGATCGCTTCGAGGTTGTCGGCGAACTGTCCGAAATTAGGGTCAACATCATCTCGGCGTCCGGCGTCACCGAGGCTACGTGACCCGATTTTCCGGTGGTGATGTCTTTTGCCCCCGGTGTCAGTGAAAAGAGCGGGGAACGTGAGAAAATTTGGCGGTGATTTAGCCGCTCAAGCCGAGTGGCTTCTGGACCTGGATTGCAGGGCCAGCATCCGGGTAGACCTGTGCAATGGTGGCGCGGCTGGTAGCTGGACCTTGAATCAAGTAGCCCTTGCAGGGATTGCTCGGCACTAATGCCGCCAACTGTGGCCACACATCAAACATCGCGCGGATTTTGTCGAACGTGTTTCTTTTGTGGATGGCCGCGCTAAGCATGACATATGTCACGCCGTAACGCTGGCAGAGGAACGGAAGTTTTCCGCCTCGACTTGGCTTTTTGCCACGATCGGTGGTCACTACGATCCAGCCTTGGTCGGCTATCTCTGGAACCCACTCATCGTCGGTCTTGCCGCTAAGGTTGAAGTCCACCAAGTGCGCAAATTCAACACTGCCGCTGGTGAATTCCGCGAGCGTTTTCAGAGCGTTGACGGCGTGCTTGCTAAGGCAGTCGTCGAAAAGAAGCCGGGTTGCCGTTGTCACGCAGCATCGTTGCCCGTCAGATAATCGTAGTAACTACACGCCAGTTCAATTTCCTTAACCGACACGCCAAACGCCCGAGCCGCCCGCTCGGCACCACCTTCCGCCCGATAGGCTTCCCACAGAGCCAAAGCCGTGTAGCCACATGACGGCAAGTAAGGTTCTCCGAATCGGTGGTGTGGGTCCATGACGATTTTCGTTTTGCCGCTTGCGAGCGCTACATATCTTTCCGCAAACGCGCTGTCGCCAAACTCCACCCCCTGCATGAACGGCTCAACGATCTTGGTAATCATCATGTTGCCGGCTTTCTTGCCGGTCAACTGGCGGTAGACATCCTCGCCGGCATCGTCGCTGCCTATGCGGATAATCATTTCGCACTTTTTCGGGTTGTCGCGCGGTCCGAAAATGAAGATGCGATGATCCTTCGCGGCCAGCGGGAACGACAAATTGCAGTCTTTTGCAGCGCGCTGGCAGGCTTGCCGAATCTTCTGTAGAGGGAATTTATTCTCGGAAACGCGGACAGAGCGGACGGCAAGCGTCTGAATAAAATCGAGAAAGGTTACAACCTTTTCGCCGGATTTGCTCAACTGTGCTTCGACCACCGATTCCCCGGCGGCATCGCCAAAAACCCAGCGATTGACGGTTCGCGTCATTAGGCGCGCATAGCGCGCGGCCTCATCGACCGTGTACAGGCCGATGCCGAGCAGATTGTCGGCAGTTGCGATCATGCTGAGTTTGGCGAACCGGGAGAGAGATTTGGTGTCACAGCTTCCATGCCAACAGCCAATCTACCATTTCGACAATGCGGCCGCCTCAATTTCTTCGCAACGGAGAGCGGCCCGCGTCTTGGTGGCGCAGGGGCCTTATAAACCCCACTAGGGTACGGCCATGCGCCGTTGGGTTCGATTCCCCCTCTTTCCGCTAGCCCCCTGTTTTGCCGCCCGGTTCAGGTTTCCCCTGATCCATGCCGCCAGCTTCACGCCTGCACGGTCTGCCGCACACTGATACGCCTCACGCTCGGCGTCAGAAAGGCGAATTTGGAATACCCTACCTAGCGGTCCGGCAGGGTCAATCGGTGGTCGGCCCATTTTCGGCTTCATGCCACTATTGTAATTGCAAAATTCTTTCCCGCAAGAGCATTTTCCCTCTTGACCCAAATACTTTTGTAATTACAATAGTGGGCAGTCGGGCATGGTGTTCCGACAAAAAACCCCGGTTCAACCCTGGCAGGCTGAATCGGGGCAACAACAATCCGGCGGCTAGCGCCAGAATGCTGCGTGACACCTGCATTCTACCTCGCGAAGCCGACCCAATCAAAGGGAGCTTTGCGATGGCCAACGTAATGAGCGTCGAGAAGCGAAACACGATCTTGCGGATGCTGGTCGAGGGCAATTCGATTCGGAGCGTCTGCCGGTTGATGCAGACTCAAATCCGCACGGTCCTGCGCCAGCTCGTTTGGGCCGGCGATCATTGCCAGAAGTTGATGGAGCGGGAGTTTCAGGCGCTCACGCTCGACCATTTGGAGACGGATGAAATGTGGACGTTCGTCGCTAAGAAGCAATCGCGGCTCACGATGCAAGAGCGCGCCGAGCGGAGCGACATCGGCGATATTTACTTGTGGTACTCCATCGACCAGCGGACGAAGCTGATTCCGACGTTCCTGCTGGGCAAGCGGTCGGCCGATAATGCCCGGCGCTTCATGCGAGACTTGGCCAGCCGGTTGACCATGCCGACGAGCGGGCACGTCTCAGACGCGCACGCCTTCCAAGCTGGCGGCTACAAGCCGGTCACTCAGATTTCGACGGATGGATTCGCCGCATATCCCGAGGCGGTTGACCTGGCTTTCGGCCCATATGCGAAGTTTGGCACGATCATCAAGGATTACAAAAACGCGCTGCTGCCCTACACCCCATCGGAAATAGTCGGCACGAAGCGCCGGGCCGTGTTCAGCATGACGGAAGCGGAAGAGCGGTCGATTTGCACCAGCCACGTCGAGCGGCACAACTTGACCGTGCGGACGTTTATGAAGCGGTTCACGCGGCTGGCGCTGGGCTTCTCAAAGAAGCTGGCCAACTTGGAAGCCGCCTGCGCCCTCCACATGGCCTACTACAATTTCTGCTGGCGGCCGGGCGAAATGCGGATTTCCCCAGCGATGGCGGCCAAGGTGACGGATCGGCTGTGGTCGTTCGATGAGCTGTTGGCTTAATCAGCCGATCCGCTAAAATGAAAAGGCCGCCTTGCCGGGCGGCCTTTTCCTATTCTCGGCTGGGGGTAGCCAAGCGGATTATCTACACCCGCATGGTATGCCTACCGGCTGCGCTCGTCAAGGTAGGCCCACCATGCCAATAGACACCGAATGGAATGAAGAGCAATCGAAAAAGATTGCAGTGTGGTTGTTAGAGAAGTGGGGTCCGGCCCGCAAATGCACGCAATGCGAGGCGAGCGACTGGACCGTTTCAACCTATCCAGCGCTTATCCAAATTGAGAAGAATTGGGGGTTTTCAGCAGTTCATAGGAAGGCATACCCATGTGTCGCCGTCATGTGCAACAACTGCGGCCATATGGTTTTTGTAAACGCCCTTCGCGCGGGCATCGTGGACGCCTCAGAGAGCTTGGAGGCTACCGATGTCAGATAACACCTTCAAGCCGACGAGGGGCCGCGCCGATTCTCGAATCGTTTTAACAGAACATGCGACTCGAAACGTGAAGTATTACGCCATTGCACAGCACGAACTGCGGTCTATTTCGGCTTTCAATAGCTGGGGGACGGCCTGCTTTTCTATCTGCACGTTCTTCTTGTCCATCGCCATTGGAATTTGGTCGAACATCTTTGCTGCTGGCAATCCGTCGGAACTAACCAAGGAATATGGTCAGAAAATCGAGCTGGTTTGCGCAATCATATCCGGCATCGCATTTGTGGCAGGGTGCTATGCCCATCATGTTCGCCGCTCATTCGTAACTCAGCTAAGGGCTGATTCTGGCGACGATGTGAGGCACTGGTGGGAACGGGCGTGGAATCACAAGACTGCCAGCAGCCCTATCCCGCCTGCGCGGTCGTAGCCATCTCCGCTCCGGCTGGAGTTTTCATGCGCTGGGGGCTACAGGCTCTTAAGGACGATGATCGCGATTGCGATGAGCGGCCCCCAGAACCATATCCACACGAGAGCGTAGCCTAGCCTTGCTTCGCCTGGCGTCGGGGGCGGTCCGGGAGGCTTATTGAGTTCCTCATTGCGTTCAGCACGATAATCCCAATGCGGCTCGCGGTGCGACATCGCTTCGTCCCCCTGATGCGGCTAAGCCTTCGCCAGCCAACATCCTGCCGCGCGCCGGATCGGATTGCAACTACGTCTGGCCCAAGCCGTTTTTCCCTTGACGGTTTTCAAAAGACATCACCACCGATTTTCCTTGCCCCGGCCGGTCGCCCTTGGGCCGGCTGGGGCCGCTACTCCCGACGACTCGGGAGCGTTGGCGGCGCACGTAGCGCCGCAGAAAAATCCTGGCAAGCGACTGCCGAGAACCTAACCATGCCGGAAACCGCAATCGAAAAGGCCACCGGCGCGCCGCCACAACTCACGCCGTTTGAAGTCGAGATTGAGAAGCGAGCCTGCGCCATCGGCAACTAACCCGACCACCACCACCAACAAGGAGCCCAACAATGAACGAGCCAAGAATCGGCCGAGTGATAAAGCTAATCGGCGACACCCAAGACGGCGGCCAATCCGCAATCCGAAAACGAGCTAGCGGAAATTGAAACTGGCCCAAACGAAGGTCAAGCTCTACCGCCGCAAGGCGCGGTACTACGAACAAGCGATTGCGGCCAGCAAACCACCGAAGGGAACCTGACCATGCCCCGCGTGACCAAGCAGCAAGTTCTAGCGGCGGCGCTGCTGCGCTGGCCAGGCGAGCAGCACCTTGGCGTCAGCACGCGCTCGCCATCGGAGAAAGGCCGCACTTGGTTTGTCTTTCGATTGCTGCGCACACAGCGCCTGTGCGTTGCTCCAACCCTCGCGGAACTGCTCGCCAAGATCGAGGCTCAGCCGATTTCCGGCGGCAGCGAAAAGAGCCAAGAAAACCGGCATAAAAATTATGCTTGACTTCCGCATACCGCTTCGCTAATATCTTCGCATGTCCGACATAAAAAACATCGCCGAGTGCCTGCCCGTGATGGAAGCCGCCGAGAAAATTGGCGTTCACCACACGACGCTGCGGAGAATGATCGACCGCAGAGAAGTTAAGACCGTGGAATTATTCGGCAGGCATTTCCTTCCCCCGTCCGAAGTCGAGCGGTTGAAACGCGAGGCCCATCATGCCTAGCCCGATCAAGCTATTCGCCGTCGCAAAATTCGACTGCGGCTGTCACTGCCTGTTCGGCGTGGCAACGCCCGAGGCGCGAATCGACTCGATCCTCACGGCCTGTCGCTGGCAGAGCGAAGGACTGTTGAGCATGAGACAGGCTGAGCAGATTTGCCGCGTGATTCGTGAGGCCGATGCAAGGTTGACGCACTTGGAAACGACGAACTAACATGCAAGGGAGTCACGATGCCAATCGCGAAGCTCAAGCCGCACGTGGCCGCGCTCACAAAACTCGGAGCTTGCGAATGTGCACTCGCCTGGGCCGAGAAGCAGCCGAGCGCGAAAGCCGCCTGGGCTAACTGCGAATCGCCGCAATGGATGCTCTGGGTGATCGGGCGCACGGCTGGCCCTGTCGGCAGCGAATCGCGGAACAATATCGTCCATATCGCCTGCGACTGCGCAGAACTGGCGCTTCCGCATTTCGAGAAGCAGTTTCCCGACGATAAGCGACCGCGACTGGCGATTGAGGCGGCGCGGGCATTGGCCAACGGAACCGGAAGTGAGTCGGCGGCGCGGTCGGCGGCGCGGTCGGCGGAGTCGGCGGCGTGGTCGGCGTGGTCGGCGGCGCGGTCGGCGGCGCGGTCGGCGGAGTCGGCGGCGTGGTCGGCGTGGTCGGCGGC